ACCTTGAAAATCAAGTCCCTCATGTCGAAATTTCAAGGCAAAATAAACATATATCGGGGAGGATTTGTGCGAAATTCGTGGAAAAATTCTCAATTTTATGTCTTTTTGCCCCCCCTAAAAGGTACTCCGAGGGGGTCGAGAACCGCAGGTTGATCCCCCGTCTCGGTTTTTTTGCACATAATTAAAAATTTTTGAAAATCGGAGGAGTTTTGAGTCTGACCCGTAAAGCTTTAATCAGTCAACTAGCAGTTTCCTCATCGGAGTTCTACCGACTTGCAAAGCTTCCGAACGCTCCTTCTGGAAACGATCTGAAGGAGTGGCAATCGTTCTTTGCATCTGCACGAAAGTCAGCAACATCGTCCGACCGAATTTCTCCCGACGAGATCAATCAACTCAAAGCAAAACTTCTCAAGGAGCGAGCAGGGAAAGAAGAGATTGAACGGAAGCTCAAGGAAATAAAATTGGATCGAGAAGAGAAAGGATTTGTTCCTATGGAAGAAGCAAAGCAAGCAATCACCAGAGTCCTTGAACCGATTGCCCGTTTATTTTCTGCGATCCCGAAAAAATATTCTCTCCGAATGAATCCGTCCGATCCCGATCATGCGGAACAGATGTTGAGGGAAATGGTCGAGGAGGTGAAGTCGCAAATCCAAGCAGATCGAGGGAAGAAGATTTCAAAAAGAAAAGGAGTGAAATGAATAAGCAACTTCTTGACCACGCTTTCAAAATCTTTGAAGTTGCTCGGAAAGAATCCGTTGTCGAATGGGCAGAAAAAAATTGCTATCTCTCCGAACGGGTCACCGAAATGGCAGGAAGATACTCAACGAGCGAGCATCCATATGTCCGAGAAATTCTCAATCTTTGGCAAGACCCGAAGGTCAAAAAAGTTTCCCTTGCATGGGGATCGCAAACCTCCAAGACAACGACTCTTTACATCGGACTTGGTTGGTCGATCGATCGTTCCCCTTCTCCGATCTTGTGGGTCTGGTCAAATGAGAAACAAGCAAGAAACTTTTCGAATGATCGCTTCCTCCCCTTTTGCGAAGACTCTCCGAATCTTGCCCGTCATCTTCCCCGAACCTCTGATGGAAAAGTTGATCGAGATCGAGCGTCGGCACTTCGAATCGAGTTTGCCCGATGCTCAATGAATTTGATCGGAGGACAATCGCAAAAGAATGTTCGGAATTATCCCGTCTCTTATTTAATCCTCGATGAAATCGATGTGATCCCCGATGGAATTCGAAAAGATGTAATGGATCGGATCAAGGGTCGGAGGTCTTACAAGATTTTCCAATCATCCACCCCGATCGGTGAAGGAGGAATCTGGTCAGAATTTCTTGCAGGGGATCAATCGAGATATTTCATGCCTTGCGTCCATTGTGGTGAGGAAATTAATTTTGAATGGAAATCGAAAAAAGGAGAATATCGGTTGCAGTATCCAGAGGAAGCAAGGGGAGAAGATGGGTCGTATGATTGGCAGATGATCGCTCGATCTACTCACTACGCTTGCCAGAAGTGCGGAGGACAAATCCAAGATTCCGACAAATTTCGAATGTTGCGGAAAGGTCGATGGATTCCATCCGCAAAAGGTGAAGTCGGAGTCCGATCCTTTCACCTCTCCTCTCTTTATTCTCCGACCTTGACCTTCGGTGAAATTATGACCCGATGGATCAAAGCTCAAGACTCGGTCGATGGTCTCAAGCAATTTGTGACGGGTTGGCTTGCCGAACCTTGGAAAGATGATCTTCTCGATGTTACCGAGGAAGCGACATCGGAACTTGCGAGCGATTATCAAAGAGGAGACATGAAGGGAGAATTTCGGATCATGTCTTGCGATGTTCAGCGGACTCACTTCGTCTGGTTGGTTCGTGGGATCGATAAGGACGGGACTTCTTATCTCATTGATCATGGATATGCTCCAACATTTCGAGAACTCGATGAGGTCTTCAAGAATTACGAATGTTCGGCAGGGGTGATGGATACGGGATTCGGAGAAAGGACGCAGGAATGTTATGAACAGATATGGGCGAGACGATCAAAATGGTGGGCTTGCAAGGGATGGAAATCATTGACTCAACCCGTCGGAATAAAAGCGATCGACCCTTTTTCTGGAACGAACAAGAGTGGCTCAAAAAAGCTTCGATTGCTTCATGTTGATGTCGGAATCTTCGGAGGTGAAATTCTCAAAAGGAGGGGCAAAGTCATTGACGGATTTTACCTTTATGAGAAACCCGATCGAGATTATATCCGACAACTGAATGGAAAATTTATAATCGAATCCGTCTCTCGGACGGGTGAACTCAAACAAGAATGGAGAACAAAAGCACATGGACAAGATCACTTTTTCGATTGCGAGGTCTATTTGCTTGCACTCTCAAAAGTCCTCGGACTTGGACAAGTAAAAAGGAAAAAAGATGAATCAAACGGAACTACCGAAAACAAACGAAAAACAAAACGACCCTTTCAGAAAAAAAAGGAGTCCCTTTGGTAAGCTTAAAAAGCTTTTCCATTTCTTGGTTTATTCTCTTTTTTCGATTTTATTCGGAATCTTCGCAGGGATTATCTCTGGATTTTTTCTCCCTTTTTACATTCCGATTACAATGATCAAGCAACGGAATGAAAGCACAATTCAAGATTGAGTCCAGAGGGTTTGACGAAGCGATCGGAGCATTGTCTCGGATCACGGGATTTTCTCAAGCGGATATAATCAAGGCAGAATGTCGGGCGGTATTAGGAAAGACGATGGAGACGACTAAGAAGGCAGATAAGAAAAAGATCGTCTCAAAATATACTTATAAGGGTGAAGGTGAATCCGCTCCTCCTGCGGTTGTAAAATATGTCCGCATCGATGGGAAACTTCACCAAGTGCGGAAGATAAAAAAGAAAGGGGTATTCGCTCAGTTGAAGAATGGAAAGTGGAAATATTATCCTAATCGAATTAATCCTCTTTATAAAAAGATGATGACTGCATTGAAGGATCAAAAAAAATACGCTCTTTCTCAACTCGGTCAATCAAAGGCGACCTTCATCCATATGGCAGAAAAACTGAAGATCAAGGATACAACCGCAGAGAAATCGAAATTTGGTGGAGTCCGAGTCCCTGCATATGTCAATCAATTGACCTCGAAGCTTTCAACGAAATTGAGATCATTGATCAAGACTCACGAATCAACGAGAGGGAATAATTACGGAGTCACAATGGTTCACAATGGACGGGTCGCAAATTCGACTTTGGCGAGCGGAGGAGCAGGAGGACGATCCGCATTCTTTAAAGCGTTTTACGGGCGACAAGCTTTCTATGAAAAAAACATCGACAAGGGAGTTTTTAAATCGATGAAAAAGATTCTTCAAAAATATCCAGAATTGAGAGTCCTTGATAAGTGAATTGACGATCTCGGCTTTTTCATGCCGACGACAACTCTTGCATCTTACATCGAGATTCGTGACAATCTTCTCTCCGCTTTGAAGGAATTAACGAAGGTCACGATCAATCAATATTCCGTTCAAGAGCGTCAAGTCATTCACGAAAGACGATCGGAAATTCGAAAGGAATTGAAGTCATATGATCGGAAGATTGCACTTCTTGAAAAGTCGGCAAAAGGTTTTAAATCTCCTTCCCTTGAATCCTTTCGAGCTTACGATTCAATATGAAAAAACAAAACTTTTTCGGTCGATTAAACAAAGCACGGAAGATTCTTTTTTCCCGTCATCATGGTTATGACGCATCGAAGTCATCGAGACGGAGATCACGGAGAAGAGAAAGTCAACCAAGACCCGAACACCTCGCACTCGACCTCTCGGATCGAGCCAGAGTGATTGGAACTCTTCTCGACTACCGAAGGAACAATCCAATCGTTTCGAGCATTTGCCGACTTCGGGAAACTGATGTCGTCGGTGCAGGGATTTTCCCTCAAGTCAATTCGGGAAATGATGACCTTGATGCACAACTTGAAAAGAAGTGGGAAGAGTTTTCACGGAATCCAGAAGTCACTTTTTCCATGACCATGAGAGACCTTCAAAGATCGCTTTCATCCATGCCATTAATCTTCGGAGATGGTGGATTGATTTTGACCAAGTCTGGTCGGGTTCAATTGGTTGAGGGTGATCGGATCGGAACGGATGAGGGAGATGGATTTTTCAGAAAGCAAGCGGATGAGATCGAGGGAAAAGATGGTCGAAGGATTATTGATGGGGTTGAATTAACTCCGCAAAATGCTCCGAAAGCATACCACATCGGAACAAGGGAAGACGGATTCCTTCGAGATGTAAAAAGAATCTCCGCTCGCAATTTCATTTTCCATCGGAAGAAAATTCGACCGACTCAAATTCGTGGGATTCCGGAACTTGCAACCATTGCAGACGACCTTCAAGACCTCGACGAATATGACGAAATTGAAATGATTTCGGCAAAGGTTTCCGCTTCACTTTCTGCGGTTGTAAAAAGGGAAGGTGCAATGGATTTCGAGCTTGCAGGAGAGGACGAAGAGTCCGAGCGTCTGGAGACTTTCAATGCAGGACAATTCCATTATCTTGAGGCAGGGGAAGACATCTCCGTCATCGGGCAAGGTGGAAGACCAAACACGCAAGCAATCCCTTATTTACTTTATCGACTCCGCAAGATCGGATCATCAATTGGAATCCCCGTGGAATTTCTTCTCCAGACAATCGGAGAGACTTCATTTTCTGCGAGCCAAGGAATGATCCTTCTCTATCAAGCAACGATCGAAAGCGAGCAAAGGGATTTATTTCCAATCCTTTCAAAGTTGTGGAGGTGGAAGGTTTCGAATTGGATCGCAGACGGATCAATTGAATACAACAAGGAAACCGAGAATCCATTTCAAGTCCGTTGGCAACCTCCCTCCTTCCGATGGGTAAACCGACAAGCTCAAGTAAAAGCGGACGCAACTTATCTCGGACTCGGAGCAATTTCCCTCGATGATATTTCTGCGACTTTCGGAACGGATGCGAAAACTTCGCTCGAACGAAAAGCAAAGAATATTCGGGACGCAAAGAAGATCGCTGAAGAATATGGGATCGAGGATTGGCAAGAATTATTCAATCCATTCCCGACAACCGCACAAGCGAACTTTGCTGAACTACTCGGAAGAGATGATCAAACAACTCAAGAACAAGGAGAATAAAAATGCCAATACCATTTCCACTCGCTGAAGAAACCGAACAAAACTTTCTCGATCGTTGCATGAGCGACGACATGATGAAAAGTGAATTCGATGATTTAAATCAAAGACTCCAAGTCTGCTCAATTCAAACTCGATATCGAGGAGAAAAAGAAAAAGCAGGATTCTCAAGACATCGGATCGCATTCCGTGACGGGTCTGGTCATAAGGTTGATCAGAGTCAAGGTGTGATGACCGAGCTTTCATTAATCCAAGTCGGAGAGGCGAAAGGTCACGATCTTTTCGTCGATGATCGATCTTTGGAAACTGCACTCGAAGTCATCGGGGATTCTCTTCCTGCATATATAACACATGAAGGAGCGTTGTCCACCGATCGAATCCTTAAAGAGGTTGGAGTCTTTTCCGAATTTTATATCGAGGAGGATAAGTTGAAAGCTCGATCCTTCAAGGCACTTTCATCATTTAAGGAGGACGAGAAAAAAAGATTCAATCGTCTTTTTGATATCGCTTCCGAGATGCCCGAAACTTTTGGAATCTCATTGGTTTTCGAAGCTTTGATCGTTTATGTTTTAAAGAGCGGAAAGGAGATTCCTGCGAATGAATTGGACGAAGAAGATCAAGTCAATCTTGTCCGAGACCTTCCGAGCGTTCGATTTATTTCGATAAAATCTGCCGACTTTGTTGACGCTCCTGCGAGCAATGAGAACGGATTATTTTCAACAAAACTTTTTAATATGACTGACGAACAAAAAATCGAAGAAGAAATCATCGAGGAAAAACTTGAGGAAGCGACCGAAGTTTCCGAGGAGCAAGTCGATGAAAAACCATCTCTTGAATCCAAAATTGAAGAACTCGAAAAAAGATTGACCGAGTCAGATAAGAGGATCACCGATCTCCAAGGACAACTTTCCGAAAGCGAAAAAGTCAATGAGACTCTTTCGAGTTTAATTGAGGGAGTTGAGGCAATTGATGAGGAAGTCGTCGAGAATCTGGAGTCCGTCTCAATCGAGGAACAATTCGCAAATGCCGAAGGTGCTGAAGCGACCGAACTTTTCAGAAAACACAAATCCGAAATTTTAACATCTTTTAACAAAAACCGCAGAGGCTAAGATCATGGCAAATACAATAAACGCAAATTTACAAAACAATATAATTTCCCAGAGTGCCTTGGAGCAGTTTGCTTCAATCCTCGCTCCTCTGAATGCTTTCTCGACAAGCTTCAACGATGAGGCGAGTCAAAGAGGAAATAAGGTCACGATCTTAAATCTTGCGAACACAAGTTCCGCAACTGATTTCGGAGCAAGCACGGGGTATGCTTCGCAGAATACAAGCTACGGGCAGACTCAAATTTCTCTGGATAATCATAAGTTTGTTTCTTGGCACATCACCGACAAAGAACGCTCCGAGTCATCTTCGGTTGAGCTTGAGCGTTTCGGATATCAAAAAGGTGCAGACTTAGCGAAAGCAGTTTTTCAAGATATTTGCTCCGATATTACAACCGCAAATTATTCAGATGAAAAAGTTTCGGTTGCAGGTTCTTTCGATGCGGATGATGTTGCAGACATGAGATCACTTGCTCTTGGAAATAATCTTCCGATTGAAGGTTGCAGTCTGGTTTTGAATAACGGACATTTCACAAATCTTCTTAAAGATTCCGCAGTCGCATCCGCTTTGAATTATGGATCAAGTGATGCGATCCGTGGTGGTAATGTTCCAAGTCTTTTCGGAATTCCTTCCGTTTATGAAACAAATTCAGTTCCAGACAATAATCCACAAGGTGGTACTGCGGAAAATCTTCAAGGTTTCCTTGCTCATCCTTGCGGACTTGCGGTTGCGATGCGTTACCTTGAACCATCAAATACTCAAGAGTACATTTCTGCTCGCAGAGTTTCCGATCCGAAGTCTGGTCTTGTTATGGGATATCGTGAATTTTATGACGCTAAAATGGGAGTGCAAACCGCAGTCCTCGAATGCGTTTATGGTTCTGCGGTTGGACGACCAGAGGGAATCGTTCGTCTTGTAACTTCCTAAGATGAGGCTTGCGACAATAGTAGGTTCAAAAGGTGGGAAATTCACTTCCGTTTCCGTTGGCAATGCCAACGATGTGAAGAAGGAATTCAAGAAAGGGAAATTTCCACAATTCGATAAGGTTGTTTTCTTTGACTCAAGTGGAGGCTTGATCCGCAAGCGTGGACAAGCTGAAGCGAAAGCAAAAGCGAAACCAGAACCGAAGAAATGAACACCTTATAATTTAGTTTCACTTCGTGGGGTAGTGAGGAAAGAGGAGTCTTAATTGACTCCTTTTTCGTTTATAAGATGGGAACACTTTCGAAAGATTTTTTTTCAAACGATCTTGATTTTTTAATTGCCGAAACGGGAGTCGAGATTGAGGGAGTTTCTCCGAGCAGAATTCAAGGGGTCAAATATGTCGGAGCGTTCCGATCGATCGACAATGGAATTGATCTTGAATTGCACGGAGTTGAAGACGATGTCGATTCCGAGATCATCATCAATCGAGATCATCATTCAGAAATCCCATCGAAGGGATCAATTCTCAAGGACGACGAAGGAAATCTTTTCAAAGTTTTTAATTCAACCGAGGAAGATTTCGGATCGGTGATTTCATTAAAAGTAATCTCTAAATTTGCCCGACAATGAGTGCTATGGATTTGCCCGATTTATATTCCTTCGAACTTCATTTCGAGGATGCTTCAAAGACCTTTCTTGAATCCGCAACGGGGACGAATGTTTTCGTCTCTGGCTCGAATGAAGATTTGACGAGTCCACGGATCGAGGTCTCTTTCGACTCGATCGAAGCAGATCAAACGAACAACCATCCAGAATTCACGAATCACCAAGCGATCTTCACGACGAACATAATCACGGACACTTTTTTGGAGCAACCAAGGATGGAACATTTTGACATCGTCGGTAAAGTTCGAGCGTCCCTTTTGAGAGGTGCGGATAATTGGAATAAAACGAATCTCCCTTTTTACGACTTAAAATTTATTCGGCAACAATCCTCATTTCGAGAAACCGACGGAGATTTAATTCGTACAGAAATGAACTTCGAAATTAAATTTGCGATCCGTGATGATGCTTTTCCAAGTTGACGAAATTTCCCCTTTTGAAAACTCAACCATTTTTTAAATTATGATTATACAAGACGGATCACAAGCTTTCGGAATTGAAGCATCACCCGTGACGATTAATGGAGTCACTTATGTTGCTGAAAATATGAATTTCAATTTTACCTCAACCCGTGCGGATTTAAATAATTCAAACGGAGAACCTCTTGCGACAACAATCGTGAAAGGAAGAATTGAGGGAAGTGCGACTTTGCAACTTGCAACAAGCGGAGC